AGGATCATGACGACTTCAGGGTTCGTGTACGCGGTATGCCACGCAAACAGTCCAAGGATTCAATTATAAGCTACGAGAATGTAAAAGCGGCATTAGAGCGAGCTGAAGATTTCGATATTTCGAGCGTCTCGATGCTTCCTTGTATATTAATGTGTGATCCGGCATGGACTGGAGGCGATGAAACAGTGATTTGGTATAAACAGGGAAACTATGCTCGGTTGCTTGACCGATTTAAACTAGATAAGTCTCAAGGTCAGGATCACATGTACACCTATCTTAAAATGGTAAAATGGGAACAAGAACTTGGTATAGATGCTGTTTTCATAGATCAAGGTGAGGGAACAGCCATTAAAACTCTAGCTAATAATGCCGGTAAGAATTGGGAATTAGTATCTTTTGCCAATTCCCCGAATGATACTGCTGAATTTAAAGATAGTGAATATGCGAACATCAGAGCACAGATGTATTACGAAGGTAACAAATGGTTGATGAATGGCGGAGTACTAGACGCAAGAGAACCGGAGTGGAAAGAAGATATTCAGAAACAGCTTTGCTGGACCAAAGGCGGCAGACATAAAGTTCACAATAAGAAATTAGCCGAAGCTAAGATCGATATTAAAAATCGTGTTGGACAATCACCGGACGTTGCTGACGGATTCGTGTTAGGTTTTGCTAGATTAGTGCCAGAGAGACTACCTGAAAATGATCGTTACGGGGGAGATGATAGAATGGTCGGAGGTCAAGCGTTTCAAATGCCTGATCACAACGATCCATATACAGATGTAATGGATGTAGAATATCGCGACCTATACCGTTAAGAAACTTCATTATAGTGATTTCGAAGGTGACGTTATGAGATTCATCATTGAATCATGTACTGAAGTTAATAAGATCTATGGTGACAAGTACAAATGGGGTGAATTTCCTATATTGGATTTTATAGATAAGCACTACTTTACAGTATGTTTCAATGACGGAGTACCGGTAGGATTTTTAGCGGCTTCTATCTTTAAAAGCTTTTTCGATCCCAATGTGATAGTTTTAAAGCAAAATCTTCTATTTGCTCTACCTAAAACTAGGGCATGTTATCATCTTATGAAGGATTTTATTGACTTTGGAAAATCTAATGCCAACCATATAATCACAATGATCGGGACAGAAACTAAGATTAATGCAAAATCATTGGAAAAGCTAGGGTTTAAACAACTCGAAGTGCTTTATCGCATGGAGGTCTAATTGGGACAAGATTCTGGAGATCCAGTCGGAGATGCTTTTAATTTTTTTGCTCAAAGTACTGCATCTATTAGCGGCAATATATTAAATATTACAAAGAGTGCAACTGGTGCTGCTGGTTTAATTAACGAAGGTCTTGGTGAAATTACTGGTCGAAACCAAGCTAGAAAACAAAACTTTTTTCTTCAAGATCAAATCAATGAAGAAAAAAGTGCAAAACAGCAATCTATTAAAGACGAACAATTGAGAAAACAGCAAGAAGACATTGCAGCTTCTAGTTTTATCGGAGCTGTAAGATCAACAGGTGAGGCTAAAAAAGCGAACTCGTTGGGATATAGTACCAAAAACCCTTCTCAAGACTTTTTAGGAATATAAAATGAATCTTTACCCTAAAGGTAATTGTGAATATTTAAGACAACAAGCCCAACAGAGGTTTAATAAAGTTAAAGGTACGTGGATTGATGCGGGTAAATGGGCACTTCCTCATCGTATCAAATGGATGCTCAGTCATGGTCAAATTGAAGGTGAGAGAAATAATCAACATATTGTAGACTCTACTCATATTATCGCTCTCAGGTCTTACGTGGCGGGATTTCTTGAAGGTAATACTTCTGCTTCTCGTCCCTGGTATCGTATCGGTCACGCCGATCCCGAAGTGAATAGATATCCTGAGAATCGCGAATGGCTTGATAAGTTTACAAGACGTACTTTATCTGCGCTTAGTTCGAGTAATTTTTATCATGCTGCTGGTGGATTTTATTATGATTACGGAGTTTTCAATACCGGTGCTCATTATATTGATGAATTAAAGACAGGTCTTCACTTCCATGTGTTGACCCCTGGTTCTTACTATTGCTTAAATAATGGTTATGGGGTAGCTGATATTTTAATCAGAGAATTTACATTAAGCGTTAAAGCGTTAGTTCAAACCTATGGCACTAAAAAGAATGGTATATGGGACTGGTCGAACTTTAGCGGAAATGTACGAAAGGCTTATGAAGATGGGAATTATACTCAAACATTTGACGTGGTTCATATTATCGAACCGAATGAGTATTTTAATACTGATAATCCTATAGCGGGTTCGAATAGACAATGGGTCTCTAAAACTTACGAATTAGGTGGAACATCTGGGCAGTATTATCAAGACGGTACTGAGTTTTTCTCTGGTATTGATAACGGAGGTCAAGAAACCTACCTGAAGATATCCTATTCGAAACGTAAACCTTTTATCGTTGGACGTTCCGATACTTCCAATAACTTTGAATATGGTGAAAAAGGACCGACTACTGACGCATTGGGTTTAATTAAATCCTTGAATAAAAAAGCTATTGGTAAAGATATGGCTCTTGATCAGATGCTTAAACCTGCCCTGCAAGGTCCTGCAAGTCTAAGAAAGTCTTATATTACTTCAGCTCCTAATTCGTTTGTACCTGTTGATGCACAGTCAATGGTACAAGGCGGGTTGAAACCAATCTTCCAAATTAATCCAGCTATTGCGAGTTTGATTCAAGATGTAACAGATCTTAGAGATCAGGTTGATAAACTTTATTATGCTGATTATCTTTTATATCTGACAAGAAATCCGAAAACTCGAACAGCTACTGAGGTTGATGCGGTTGTTAGTGAACAACAATTAATCATCGGACCAAATTTACAAAGTCTTAACTGGACTTATAATAATCCAGTTGTTGAATTTGTAATGGAATATGTCTTAGATGAAGATCCATATTTAGAACCGGCTCCGGAAGGTTTAGCAGGTCAATTCTTAAGAACTGAATTTATATCAGTATTTGCCCAGGCTCAAAAAGCTGCAGATTTACCAAGTATTGACAGGTATGTTGCGATGATTAACAATGTTGGTCAGATACAACCTAAGATTTTTGATAAATTAAATCTGGATAAACTGGCTGATTTATACGAAGATAGATTGTTTTTACCGGCTGGATTAAATAATGCGCAGGCGCGAGTCGATGCAATAAGACAGCAGGCTTACATGCAACAGCAACGACAACAAGCATTGGAACAAACAATTCCGGCATTGGCGGGTGCAGCGAAAGATGTAGGACTTCAAATGCCACAACAAACTTTAAACGGAGGTTTAAAATGAAAAAACTATTGATGATGATGACAGTGTTAGTGTTTACCATGAGTGCAAGTGCAGGCTTTCTAGCCTATCAAAGCACTACACAACTTGGACTCTTTAGTACGGTTAAATGTAGTACAGGACTCACCTGTACGAAAGTTGGTGATAAATTAAATATTACATCAAGTCCTTCTTTAGTCGGACCTCTGACTTTAGAAGACGGTGAGATTCTTTCGAATGTCTCAGATGTTATTTTATATACATTCGATGATGCTGCGGCAAATTTAAAACTCGTTGGATTTGAAGCACTTAATTCTTCTTTAACTCTTCAAGCTGATCAATCTGATGATAACGGTGATGATTGGAAAATTACTTCAGTTGCTGCAGGAAATTCTTTATCTATTCTGAATGATGTGTCTGGTGCGTTTGTAAGTAAGCTTTCAATTGCGACTTCCGGTGACATGAGCGTAGTCGGCTCTATTACTGGCGATGGCGGTGATAATATTTCCGGCTTTTTACAGAAGCAGGTTGCTGCAACCGCAACAACAATTACAGCAGCTCAATGCGGATCTACATTCATTAATAGCGGTGCGGTTGTAATCAATCTTCCAGAAGCTTCAACGGCGGTTGGATGCAGACTTACTTTTATAACTGCCAATGCTTCGAACTTTGATATTAATCCAGATAACGCCGATGTGATCTTGATTCTTACAAATGCCGCAGGAGACGCGATTAGAAATGCGACTGTAGGTAATTCAGTAGTTCTTCAAGCGATTGATGGGACTAATTGGGCACCTGTCGGTAAAGAACAAGGAACCTATACGG